TTCCCGGTGGAGATCCGTAAATGAGCACCACAAGTGTAACCATTGAAGACAGCGGCTACACGACCGTAACTAACGATGACGGTACAGCTACTACCGTATCTTCTGTCGAAGGCGGCATTACCAATATCGAACACGGTACCATCAATCAGCCGTATATCGGGCCAACAATATATGTGCAAGTCAGCGCCCCCTCATCGCCTACTACCGGATCCATCTGGTATGACACATCACCATAACTAAGGAATACAAAAATGGCTAATGCAATTTACCCGAAGTGGAAAGAAGCCCGTCTGCAAGCTACGGCCAACGCAGCCCTGGACGGATCCGGTACGACTGGTCTCTACGTCTGTTTGTATGACGTGGGTGCCGGTGGCGCATATAACGCAGCGCACGAGTTCTTCTCGTCGGTCGTGGCCGGGCAGGTCGGTACCGAAGTTGAACTCGGAACAAAGACGTTCGCTGGCGGCGTTCTCGACGCGGCCGACTCTACTTTTATCTCGGTGACAGGCGCCCAATCGGAAGCGCTCATCTTCTTCGTAAAGAATGCGGGTGCCAACACTACGTGGCGTCTAGTAGCATATATCGATACCGGTGTTACGGGACTCCCTGTCACACCTAACGGTGCCAACATCCTCACTACTTGGAACGCGTCCGGAATCTTCGCGCTGTAATCATGGCAATCACCACACTAGACGGCGCCATCGCGGCCGCTAAACAGCGTATCCAGATTTATAAGAGTGGCAACCGTACTTCTGTGGCTTCACAGCCATACTCAGTCTTTGACCTTGCCGGTAGCCCCGGCCCGGGTACTCTGGCCGGCGCAAACACCACGACAGGTACAGTCCCCACGGATGCCACAGCGGGTACGCCTGCCATCAATGCATTCGGGGGCGGTAATACAGGTTATATCTCCCGTGCCCAATTCAGCAATACAGTGGCATGCAACATCACGGTATACGATCTGCTGTGGAAAGCAGGTGCGTATCCCTTCAACGCATCCACTACCGGGCAGACTCCGACAAGCTACTCAAGCCGGATCCCGGGCGGCACGGACTACAACGGTCTTGAACTGTGGTTGGAGCAGGTCACTGCCGGTACCGGGGTACAGAACGTGGCAGTCACATATAACGACGAAACAGCATCAAGCAGCACCACAGGTACTGTTGCCTGCCCTGCGGCGATGGCTGTCGGTCGTATGTTCCAGCTACCTCTCGCAGCCGGTGATAAGGGGATCCAGGGTGTTACAGGTGTGGTCGGCTCCGTTGCATCTGCCGGCACATTCAACATCCTAGTTATGCGCCGTCTCGCCGCAGGCCGTATCCGGGTTGCCAACGATCTGATTGTCCAGGACGCACTGACGACTGGGATGCCTATCGTATACGCTGACAGTGCCCTTGTTATTGTAGTCACGGCTGACTCTACCGCAACTAGGCTACCCGAGGTCATCCTAGACATCTCTAACGGTTAAGGACTAGTATGGCGAACAGTATCTGGAGAGACCAAGCTACCGGTCGGATAAAAGTTTCCGACCTCTTTAAGAAAGGTAACAGTGACCCTGTTATCGGCAAGGACTTCTGGGAGTCGTCTACCGGCCCACAGACCCTTACACAAGCTTCAACATTCGCGAATACGAATCAGTTCTTCTCTGCTACTGTCAGCCAAAATCTGAGTCAAGGGGCTACGTTCGCGAATACGAACCAGTTCTATGGCGCGACCATCACCATCGGCAGCAGTGACCAGACGCTGACTCAGGTCACACGCTTCGATAACACGAACCAGTTCTTCGGGCCTACACTGTCACCCAGGTTGAACCCCGGACTGTACACCAACAGCAACAGCTTCTTCTCTGCTACGGTCAGTCTGAATCTGGCGCCTGCACGCTTCGATAACGCCAATCAGTTCTACGCAGGTGTAGTTAGTCAGAATCTTGTACATGGGTTGTTCACGAACACCAATCAGTTCTACGCAGGTGTAGTTAGTCAGAATCTTGTACATGGGTTGTTCACGAACAGCAATCAGTTCTTTGTGCCGACACTAGGTCTCAGGTTGAATCCGGGTCTGTACACTAACAGTAATACATTCTTTGGGCATACTGTACAGGTAACTCAAAGTCTGGCAGCTGGCCTGTATACGAACACTAATACGTTCTACACACACACGATCACTCAACCGATCGTGCTGATTGCTGCTCTATATACGAACTCTAACCAGTTCTTCGCAGCCACTGTGTCGCAGAGGATTGAACCGGGGCTGTATACTAACGTAAACCAGTTCTTCGGTGGCAGTATTGGTATAGAGCAGACGCTGGCGCAGAGTTCCAGACTAGACAATACCAACCAGTTCTATGCGGGCTCTGTCCAGAATACTCTGTCATCGGGTCTGTACAGTAACAACAACCAGTTCTACTCGTCGGTGGTGTATCAGACGATCCAACCAAACAGATTCAATAACACGAATCAGTTCTTCGGCGGAAACATTGACTCAGATCAGTACTTGGTTCCTGGCAGGTACGACGACCCTGACACCTTCTTCGGTGCCAGTCTTATACAGGATTTGCTTCTGATCCCTACAAGGTTCGATAACGCGAATCAGTTCTTCGGCGGGTTGGTACGTAGGGCCGGTGACGGATTCTTCGTGTTTCAAGGCGGGGAATGGGAGTACTTTAACAGGAATGTGAAGTATTGGAATGGAGGCAGCTGGGTTGAAATATCCAAGAAGCCCACACTTTATTAAGGAAACAGAAATGATTTACCACAATGACAAGGCCTCTACAGAAGCTGTCAAGAAGTTCTTGAAGCCCACTCCCGGTATCCCCCAAGTTAAACCTGCTAAGGGTGACCGGAAAGGCCCGGCCAGCACACCGTCTAATCGTCACCTCCCTATCCGAGGCGCCCGATAAGTCATATCCCAAATTCATATCCCCCCAATTCATACCTTGGATTGAATGATTGAGATCCTGTTTAGGATCACTTGAAAGGTTGATACTATATGCATCAAGAACAAGAGAAAGTCACAGACGAACAGGTAATTTCCCTGATTCAGTCCGGGATTATGAACAGTGTCGGGGATTGGCTCAACAGTGCCGACATCTCCAGGGAACGCCAGAAGAGCACCTACGAATACGGGATGATGCCGGCGGGCCACCTAACCCCGCAAGGTGTTTCCCAGATCGTTTCTTCTGACACAGTCGAAGTTGTGGAAGGCTACCTTGCCATCCTGAGCGAACTGCTCATGAACAACAACAAGCTGGCCAAGTTTGTTCCCATGAAGAAGACCCCGACCAGTCTTGCCGCTGCAAAAGCTGCCGGTGACCTGCTCGATTATGTCGTTTTCAAGCAAAACAATGGTTGGGTCAAGATCGGCACATGGATGAAGTCTGCTCTTCTGTGGAAGAACAGCATCCTGCGGTGGGGTTTTGTCGAGGATTTCGACTATACGTTCGAAGAATTCGACGAGATCACGCAAGAGAACCTCGATATCCTCCTTTCCGCCCCGGATGCTGACGTTGTCTGTTCTCTGAAATACTACCCGCGGACAATCCACCTCGAAGACGGCTCAATTCAGATCGTGAACGTGTATCACGATGTCAGAGTTCGCCGAAAGGTCGATAAGTCGCGCGTTCAGATCAGTAACGTCCCGCCGGAAGCTTTCCGAATCAGCCGGGATGCCGGAAGTATCGATGAAGCTCCGTTTGTCGGCATCCAAACTGACATGACTAGGTCAGAAATCAGGAAAGCATGGCCGACAGAGTCAAAAGAACTTGACTGGGATGAAATCGGGGACGGCAGCACCAGCTTCCTGCAGAAATACAACGAAGAACGTGCTGTTCGGAAGAAATTGGTCGGTGAAGAGTACTACCTTGTCGGTCGTAGTCGCGAAGTTGACCTGGACGAAGCTAGTCGTGTCGTAAATGTGACCGAATGCTGGATGCGGGTTGACCGCGACGGTGACGGGATGGCAGAATTGAAGCGTTTCATCGTTGCGGGTGATCACATCATCATCGAAGAGGACGCTGACTGCATTCCGCTCGCTTCCCTATGTCCTTTTGAAGTTCCCCACGAGTTCCACGGTCTGTCTGCCGCAGACATGATCCGTCCCACCACGATGGCTACTACAGCTATCCTGCGCGGGTTCGTCGAGAACGTCTACCTGACTAACTACAGTCCTAAACTGGCTGACCCCAACGTGGTCGATTTCTCTGCTCTTCAGAACATGAAGCCTAAGCAGCTGATCGCTACGAATGGAAATCCTAACAACGCCGTAGCAGCGCTCACTCCTGACACAATCAGCCAAGGTACTGTCCCCCTGCTCGAAGCACTCGGTATCCACAAGGAGCAGGCCACCGGTCTCTCCAAGGCTGCTCAAGGTCTCAACGACACACTGTACGTCTCGGGTAACTCGGAAGAGAAGATGCAGCGGGCCATGTCTGCTGCACAAGTCCGGATCCAGTATATGGCCCGTCGCTTTGCCGAAACAGGCTTCAAGCAACTGGCACAGGGTGTCTACAAGATGATCAAGGAGAAGATGGCCGGGAAGAAAATCTCGTTCATCGACTCCACGGGTGAAGGTCGTGAAATCGATCCTGCCAGCCTGCCTGATGATATGGAATTGTGGGTTGATGCTGACGTCGGTGAGAACGGCAACAGCACGATGGTTCGCAAGATGGCTCAAGTCGGCAAGGAAATCCTCCCTGCCCTGAAAGCCGCCGGTGCCGGCGCCGTCATCAATCCTGCAGCAGTAGCTAACATTGCCGCACGGGCGATCGAAGCTCTTGACCTGAATCCTCTGGAATACATTGTGGATTACACCACACCAGAGTTCAAGGAACTGGCTCAGAAAGCTCGAGATGCGGAGGCGCAGTCGGGAGAGAAGCTGAAACAGTTGGAAGAGAAGATCAAGCAGCTGGATATCATGCAGCGTGAGGCAACCATTGCCCTGACCAATATTCAATCCAAGAATGCCATGCAGGATAACATGCGTCAGATGATTGTCGCGATGGATACTCACCATCAAGAGTGGTCTGATCTGTACATCAAGGCAGCTAAGGAAGGTGTCGATATCACCGGCCATCAGCCTGACATTAAGAAGATGATCCAGGAATCCTGGTCTATGATCAACATGGATGCTTCTGCTCCCGTCAATTCACCTAAGGTAGAGATGCCGAAGGACGGGGATCCTGCAGCTGCGATCATGGATCAACAAGGTGATATGCACTGAAATACCGAAAAAGAGTTAGCAGGATCCTAATAGGAATCTTTTACGATTCCATCTAACATAGCCCATTCAAAGGATAGTAGCCTAATATGGAAAAGTTTAGCAAGGGTTTTAAGGAACGCATTAAACCCAAAGTAGACTACGTGAATCGTGAATCAGTCAAGGAACCCTTTCGGGATGCTCAACTGAACATGCTCCGTGGTCGATTCGCCGCGCAAGAACGTGAAGAGTTCTTCAACGACGCATTCACCGATATCTTGACCGAAATGTTCGAGACTTGGTTGAAGACAGAACCGCATTGCCAGAAGGAACGGGAGTTCATCTACCATTCTGCTATGGCACTTGGAGAAGTCAAGCGAGCGCTGATTCGAGCCGAAACCCTCGGTAAGAACGCACAATACATCCAGACGCCTCAAGAAGAGGGGAAACCTGAAAATGACGAGTAACAAACTCGAAGCCGCCTACGATGTACTCGTGCGTGCTCAAGAACAGATTGTCGGTGAAATCGCCGCGTGCGGAAACAACGGCGGTATCGGTAGGGCACAGAATTATGCACCTGTGCTCGTTCAAGTTGCGCAAGCCCTGGCTATTGTCGGTGTGCTGCGCATGAATGAACCGATCCGTGTCGAAGCGGAACCCGAACCTACACCCGCTGAGAGAATGGCCGCACTTCGCGCACTCAAAGCTGCTAAACAAACCGCATAATAGGATACTACTACAATGGCATTTACAACACTCGAACACCTCTCTACCAACACGCCCGCAAGCAATGTCAGTTCTGCTGAATTCGCGGCGCAAGATGACAGGGCTCACAGTGATGAGTTGACAATCCCTAACTTTGATGACATTCTGAAGAATTCCCCTGCCGCCAAGCTTATTGGCCTCAAGGATGTGGATTCTGATGACGAATCTCTACCAGACGAAGATGAGGGCGTCCAAACTCAGGAAGACTCTACAGATGAAGATCCCGATGCTGTAGACGACTCCGAAAGCGGAGAGGATGAAGGCTCGGAAGATGACGAGACCAAGGAAGAAGAAAGCGAGGATGACGAGTCTACCCAAGCTGATTTGCCCAAGGAAGAAGACATTGACTGGGAATACAAAGTTCCTGTTACCATCAACGGTAAAGTGGAATACAAAACTTTGGCAGAAGTCCGTAAGGGTTTCGCCACTGACCAACATCTATCTCAAAAGGGACGAGAACTAGGTGAACTGAAGAAACAAGTAGATGCTGAACGTGAAACCAAACTCCAAGAGTTGGTTACCCTCGGTACAGTTCTACATCAAGAAATCAGTGCCCAAGAAAAGACGCTAGAAACGCAGTATGCCGAAATCACCGCTCAGATCAAATCTGCCCGTGATAGCGGAGACACATACACTGCCCGTGATCTCAAGGACAAACAAGAAGAAATCCAAGAGAAATACTGGGCCATGCGGAACAAGCGCGAAGAAGGCACAAAACAGGTTGTAGCGCAACTTCAAGCCAAACAAACAGAAGAGCAACAGAATATGGTCGCTCAATTCCAGGAAGACATCGTTGCGGTGTTGCCCGGATTTGATGACAAGCTTGCCAAAAGTATTCGTAAGTTTGCACTTGATGAAGGTATCCCCGAAGCTCTGCTTGAGTCGGTCTACTCTGCGAAGGTTGTTAAGTTCATTAACGACTTCCGCGTGTTGAAGACCGCCCAAACAGCCGGTGCTACCAAGCGTAAGACCGTCGTAGCTGCTAAAAGTGTTCCCACCAAAAAGGGTACTCCTGCCGCAGTGAAGGCTACCACATCCCAACAGAAACAGCGCGAGCAAGTTCTGACCGGGCAAGGTAGTGAACGCGACCAACTCGATTTCCTGAAACGTCTCTCTTCAGTGAGCAAAAAATTGTAACAATTTGATCACTAAAGGAGCCTAAAATGGCTGGTAATACTTTCAATGCTGGTGGCCCCAAGGCCGCTGCCCGTAGCGCTTCCGCGACCGGTAACGCCGTCAACGCCGGTGAGCGCGAAGATCTGGCGAACTTCATCTCGATGATCAGTCGTGACGAAGTGCCTTTCCTGGCCTCGATCGGTCGGACCAAAGCTACCGCTATTCTGCACGAATGGCAAACGGACGAACTGTCGGCTCCCGCCGCCGGTGAAGTCGCTGAAGGCGTCACGTTCGCGACTCAAGCTGCTGCGCAAGCTGCTGAGCCCTTCCGTACCCGTCTGGCGAACTACGCTCAGATCAACAGCAAGACCTGCACGGTTACCGGTACCAAGCGTGCCGTGGACCAAGCCGGTGTGGCTGATGAGTACGCGTATCAGCTGAAGAAGCGTGGCGTGGAAATGAAGCGGGACCAAGAGTTCGGCCTCGTTGCTACGAACCAATCTTCGAGTGGCGCCGGTACCCGTACGTTCGGTGGCTACCAAGCCTGGGCGAACGTCAACGTGGTGAACGTGCTGGGTGTGCCCGCCGAATACACTGCGCCGGTGAACACCGGTGGTGGTGTGGCCGGTACGTACGCGACTGTTACCGCTCCTGACGCGTCTGCTCTGGCTCTGTCGAGTGTTGACAGCCTGATGCAGACCATCTACGAACAAGGTGGTAAGGCCACGAAGCTGATGACGTCGCCCGCTAACAAGCGTGCCTTCTCTGCTCGTGCCCAAGCCGCTGGTTCGGTTTCCGGTTCTGCCGGTGACGGTAACGTGCGTCGTAACATCGATACTGACGGCAAGCTGCGTCAATCGGTTGAGATCTATCAATCGGACTTCGGTGATATCATGGTTGTGCCCAACTACGTGATGGGTCTGGCTTCGACCATTACCGGTATCGCGCAAGGTGGTGCGAACTTCTTCGCGTTCGTGTACGATCCGATGTGGTTCTCGTGGGCCACTCTGCGTCCGATGCAAGAGGTTGACCTGGGCCAACTGGGTGACTCGATCATCGGTCAGATCGTGGAAGAAGGCACTCTTGAGTGCAAGAATCCGAAGGGTTCTGGTCTGATCCTGGGTCTGTCGGGCGCCTAATATAGCCTGATTAGAAAGGGGAGTCGGAGAAATCCCACTCCCTTTTTAATTCCCATACAAGGAGCAAACATGCTACTCGAAGGACTCAAAATCACTGCTACGGATGGTACGGCCACGTTCGTCCCGAGCAACGACGTTCAACACGTCAAGACCGCTGCACCGACAGGCAACAGCCCGTTCGTGCAAGGCAAGATCACTGAAGTGAAATACAACGCCGGTGCGACCACTGTCCCTGCTATCGCAGCTTGGAACGGTGCCAACATCCTATACGAATATGGCGGTTACGACCACAGCGGAATTTTTGTCAGAGCACTGAGCAACTAAGGATACACACAATGTTCTACTCGCAGGACTATAACATCAACAGCTTCAAGGTGAAGCTCGATGCCATGAATTTCAATCTGGAACAAGATGTCAGATCATATCGAGAATATGCCTCAGAACAACGGGCCAAGGACGAGGATGCGAAGAGCACTCGTAACTACCGTTCCTTCGCGATCATCCCCGATATCGTCGCGATCGACATCCTTACCAAGTACGGTATTGACATTCATCATCCCGACTTCATGAACCAACCTGAGCTAGTCAGGCGATTCAAGAGCATTATCCACTCGGAGTACCCTCTCCTGCTCACATCAAACATTAAGAAGGTGTAAACATGGCAACTCCTCAATATGACTCTCTCAAGGTTAAGGTCCGCGATTGGTCTAACCGTCGCGACGTAGCGACGATCCCTGAAAGTATCATCGAGGATTGTCTCCAATACGGTATCGACGACATCTACCGCGACCTGCGTATTCCGCAGCTTGAGTATACCGCGCAAATCACCGTTACTGCCGATAACAACATTGCCGGTACAGATTACAGCACATTCGATGTGCCCGAAGATTTGACTGAGTTCATCTATCTACGCAATGTGGATCTGGTACAACCTGTCAACTCGATCATGTACAACCAAGTTAACGATATCCGTACATTTCTGGATCCCTATGCTGAACAATACAGCTGTGATCGGTACGTCTGGAAGGACTTCAAGTTTCTGGTGAAGAGGCAGCTTGGTGTCGGTGATACTATCGAGCTACACTATTACCGCCGGCTCGGTCAGCTAGACGCACTATATAGTGTTGTACCCGTAAATTGGTCTGCAGCATACGCTGACGATGCGCAGCCTCTATTGACCCTTGTAGTATCGGGCGGTACCGTCATGTACAAGGTGACAGGCGGTGCTGCAAACGCTATATTCGCCACAAGCGCTGAGGCAGATGCATACGCTCTCACTGACGGTGGTGTTGCTGAGCCTGTCGAGTTCACCGGTAACGAAGCCTGGAATTGGTTGCGTGATGCCAACGAACGTGTATGCATCTACTCGGCACTCCGTCATATCGGATCCTACCTAAACGACACGGAGATGGAAACCCGATATGAGAAGAACACAAACAAGGTCATCGCTGACTTGAACCGCGAGGAGAAGTTTAGGCGTGCCAAGGGTGGCAATATTCAGATGAATGTCAACACAGGCGGTCTAATTTAAGGAGTCTCTATGGCTACAATTCCCCAACGTGGGGCAACAGCTTCACCTAGGAATGGAGTCTATCGGGATCCGGCCACCCAAGGTGTGAGGGACGGTAATGAGAGCAATCCATACCGCAACTCGCCAGTAGGACCGATCGACATCACCGATATAGGGTATGTGCCCTATGGTGGTGTCTACGAAAGAGAAGGCGTGTTCGAAGTAACAAGGGGTGTAAGTGGTGGCGCTTATGAGATATACGTAGAGCCTGTACCTGTAGCGTTTGAAGCAGTGTTTGCCAGTCCAGCATATCCACCACTCTTCGAAGATAGTATGGCTATTGACAGTTTACTGCTTGGCGGTACGTTGATAACGGCGACTGTGGAAGATATGGCACTAGACGCAGTGCTTCTGAGTGGGACACTTAGTAGCCTACTGCTAGAATACGAGGTTCCGGCAGAGGATATGGACCTTGACGCAGTGCTTCTGTCAGGTACCTTGGATACTGTTCTTCTAACATACACAATGCTGGCTGAGGATATGGACTTGGATGCAACCTTGCTGTCAGGTACCTTGGATACTGTTCTTATAACTTACTCTAACTGGCCCGCCGAAGATCTGGACCTAGATGCAACCCTTTCTGGAGGAACCCTTGCTTAAAACTTCACAAACAATAGGTCTTAAGGGCCTCTATAAACTGGTCGTCAGAGATGCGCTAACTCATGACGTCAAGAGAGAGACTGACTGGTTCGAGAATATCATCCTAGACTCCGGTCTTAACAGGCTCGGCACGGGCAATTTCATCGGATTCATGCACATCGGTACCGGTGTATCAATACCCGCTGCAGGTGATACCGGTTTAGCCACTCTTGCCGCAACAACTTCCACCTATAATACAGGTAGTCTATCTAATTTGGGTGGCCCTAGCTACATTTCCAGCCGCATTATCTCCTACCGATTCAATGCCGGTGTACTTAACGGTAACTACACGGAAGTAGGTATTGGTTGGAGCTCATCCCTGCTCTTCTCTCGCGCTCTCATTCTTGACGGCAGCGCGCTTCCGACCAGTATCTCTGTCGGTATCACCGAATATCTAGATGTATACTATCAGCTTCGTATCGTGCCTGATCTGACGGACCATGTATCCAACGTGACTATTGGCGGTGTGGTGTACTCCGTGACTCGTAGACCCGCGTTCGTATCCGACACAAATCACTGGAGACCGCCTGGACAGATTGGTATAGCTACCGGTATCCGATGGGGTGCGTACAATGGTAATAATGCCTTCCGTAGTACAAACGGTACACTGGGCGCTGTCACAGCAGGCCCTAGTGGCACGTTATACGATGTCAACACATCTGCCACGCTGGATGCTTACGTGAATAACTCTAATGAGAGTTCTGGCTCTACCAGCTTCAGCTTGGATCAAATGAATCTATCTGGTGGTATAAAGAGCATGCTCGTCGCTTGTGACAGCTGCACCTACCAATATGAGTTCGACACATCGATCCCTAAGGACAACACCAAAGTGATGACTCTACAGGGTAAAGTTAACTGGGCGAGGATCTGATGTTCCCGGTAGGTCCATTCGTAGATATAGACCCAGGTGGCTACCTGCCACCTGACGACCTAGATATCACATCCACTCTGATAGAGAGAGAAGCCGGTGGTGTGTCTCTGTCGGATCCCTCCGAGGGAATTGACTCGTACACATGGCAATGCTCGTACGTACCTGCCTCAGGTACCATAGCATTAAAGAACCTGGATACGGCGATCACATACGTGATTTTGACCGGAATCATGAATCTGACGGACCTATCTTTCGCTTTTGATGCTAACATGAGACCGGCGATAGGCTACAGAGATAATATTGGTGTCTCCAATTTGTACTACTACAACTCGGTCACCGAGGCTTACGACACAATAACATTCGCTGCAGGTTCGGGCGCACCACGCCTGTGCCATGACGACAAGAGAAGTACTATGGTACTTTCTAACATTACGGATGTTCTTGTGTTCTACGTAAGGGGTACCACGATGTACTACCGGATTCAGCGGGAAAGGTATGTCACAGAGCATGCTATCGTGACGGTAACTTCTGGTACTGAGATCAAGAAAGTAGGAATGTCTGAGGGTTTGCGACTCAAAGTATCGCTTCTAACGGGAGCATTTATTTCTTCACCATAATAGAACAATAGGTCGGTACCCGGCCACAAGACGTCGTAAAGGGTACAAATGAGTACACATGAAACATCAATCAATAACTCCGTAGACTCGGCTCAAGTAATGGTGGCCAAAGCAGGACCATCTGTCGGGATATCTTTGGCGACTATCGCCGGCTATCCTGTCTCTGAACTGATTCTATGGGCAACATTACTGTATACCGTGCTGATGATTGCACACAAGTTGTATCACATCTGGCGCGACTTCACAGGGAAAGGTGGACGTGAATAGTAGGACACAAATTACTGCCCTAGTTTTATCCGCAGCCGCTCTGGTTGGTATCGCCAATCATGAAGGTTTCGTGGATGCCGCATACACACCTGTTCCGGGAGATGTTCCGACGATCGGATTCGGTACTACGGAAGGTGTCAAGTTGGGTGATAAGATCACTGTGGTGCGCGGCCTAGTGCGACTACTCAATGATTCGAATAAGTTCGAGACTGCAGTCAAACGATGCGCACCGGTACCGATGTACCAGCATGAATTCGACGCATACGTCTCCCTGACATACAACATCGGCGAAGGTGCTTTCTGTAAATCCACCCTCGCCCGGAAACTCAACACAGGCGACTATGTCGGTGCCTGCAACGAGATCCTCAAATGGAATATGTTCCGGGGTAAACCGCTGAATGGTCTGACCAAGAGACGGAAAGAGGAGCATAGTAAATGTTTGGGTTACTAGCATCCCCAATAGTCACTCGGGTCATTATGTGGGTAGTCGCTGTAGCAGCGGTTGTCGGTATGTGTTTCTTCATTCATCATTCAGGATACGAGAAAGGCTACGCTAAGGCGGAAGCTGAGGGTATCCAGAAGATGGTCGAGTATCAGGCACTTCAAAGGTCAGCCCTCGAAGCAGCCACACGAGAAGTGAAGAGAATCGAAGACGACCTTCAAACTAAGTTGCTCACTGCGACAGCGGAGAAAGAAATTGAAATCAAGAATCTCAATGATGCTCATAAGCGTGCTCTTGACAGCGTGCGCCGCCGCGCCGCAAGACGTGCTAGTAGCCCCGCCGTCAGTACGGGTCCCGGAACTCCCACCATTGTCAGCTCAGGAAGAGACTGCACTGGAGCTGAACTATCTAGAGAGGATGCAGAATTTCTTATCGGGGAAGCTGCCAACGCCGACACCCTCAAGCAAATAGTTAAACACTGTAGGGCTGCCTACAAGAGGCTCAGAGACAGCCAAATCAAGATAGAATAAGGAGTCATTCATGGCAGTAACACCGATCAAAAACCTGGGTCAAGGTGGGATGAGTAAAGACGCATCCGCGATCCTGCTGCCACCGAATGTCTTCACAGACGCCCGTAATGTCCGATTCAGAAATGGTTCTGTCGAGACCATCTTAGGTGAATCTACCTTCTTCGAGGCAAGTAATACGCCGGATGTAGGTATGCACTGGCGCAGACCCGACGCAGGTTACACTATTCTAGCTCATGACGGATACATCAACAGAGTGTCTGCTACAGGTGTAGAAACAGCAATGTTGGCCTCAGCATCGTACACAGGAAGTGTGTGGCAGACTGACCAATTTGGTGCAGGGTACGCTATACTGTTCAATGACGGAGCCAACACACCTCTGTATGCGCTATACCAAGACCCTCTTGCCGATCTGACTCTCCAGCCGTTCCCTGGTTGGAACTACGCAGTGGGTCTGACAGTAACAGCGCAAGTGATACGCTCCTTCAATTACTCCCTGATTGCCGCCAATCTCACGATCAACGATGGTGTCACCACCACCTTTGCACCCAGTACAGTACGTATCTCTGTGCAGGCTGCTGTGGGTAGCTTCCCTTCAATATGGCAACCAGGTCTTACGACAGACACTGCAGATGAGTTCGAGGTCAATACGACTTCACCCATCGTGGATATGTCTGAGCTACGAGGACAGATGTTCATATACTCTTCGGACAGCATTCACGTACTGTCCCTGGTGAATGGTATTGCCAACATCAGATCATACTCTAAGGGGTATGGCGCGCTGAGCGTGAACTGTATTGCCGAATACGATGGTCATCACTTTGTTGTTGATCGTAACGACATCTACACTCACAATGGCTCAGGCCAGATCAAGTCGCTTGCCTATGGTCGCGTACGTGATTTCTTTTTCAGTGACTTGAATCAGAACGATTCGGACAAGACGTTTGTCATGAAGAATACCAGCTTCAAAGAAATCTGGTTGTGCTACGTCTCGTCTACAAATGCAACAGGCAAGTGCGACAGGGCTCTGATCTACAACTATCAGGAAGACAACTGGACTATCAGAGACCTGCCGGGTGTGAAGTTTATGTTCGCTTCACCGAACCTTTCAGGTGTTACTTGGCAGTATGGCAACGAGCGTATCCTGTCGCCCAGTGCTACTACTCGCGTGTACCTAATGGATAGTGGTGCGGAGATGTATTCGGGCTCTGCCTATGCTGCATTCAATTCGTATGCGGAGAGGACTCAGCTATCAGCAGAGGATCCTTTCGGTAATATCTACATATCTGGTTTGACGCCCGTACTTGAAGTAGACGATCCTGGTACGGTCGTAGACATCTACGTTACCGGTCAGAACATCTATGACAAGGCAGCAGACTTCTCGAACCTAGAAGGTCGTGATATGTTTGCAATCACACCGCAGAGTGAGGCACAAGGCTACAAGGTTGATCCAAGAACTGTGGGTCGATTCCTGAACTACAGGATCATATCGGATGCATACTGGAAGCTACCCTTCATGGGGATGGAAATGAAGCCAGCTAATAGGAGGTAATGATATATGCGTAGTCTACCTCCTTTTACCGGTAATGCCGAACTGGATGCGTGGAACCAGGAGGTGGACCAGTATCTACTTAACCTGCAACCACAGCCGATTATTGACCGTGGTACCGGGATCATAACAGACCCTGTAGATGACAGCATCCAGGGTTTCCTGGAACGATACCTTCACGTAAAGTACGCCAATGATCGTATCGGTACAGACTTCATTGACTCTCCAACTAATAAGCTGTACTACGGCCTGCATAACTCGGATACATCAGTCGAGTCTCTGGACCCGGTTGACTATACGTGGTACTCTGCCGGTGATGCCGGTTTCGGTCCTTCCAACAAGCTGTTCTTTCGCAACCTTGGTGGTAGAGCTACCGATCTGTTCATTGGAACAGTGGCTCCAAACTACAAATGGTCCGAGGTACTAACTACAGCTATCGACTTAGATGACCTGCTAGGCGCAGGTACTGTCGGTACCGATGAGCTTGCAGATAGGTCAGTCACCACCATCAAGATAGCACTTAACGCCGTCACCGTGGATGAGCTAGCCGACGATGCAGTAACCCTACCCAAGCTCAATACGACAGGGACACCTGGCCCTAACACCGTGCTGAACGGTGAGATGGAATGGATTACACCACAGAGTGGATGGTTCCTTGATCAGACGATCATAGGCGATATCATCACTGTGACTGACGCTGAGCTAGGCGGGCACCTGTACACTGATTCCGGCGCTACAGACGCGATCGCAGTCATTGATGATGATCTGGCTGAGATCGGTTCCACGATGACATTCGTGAATCTGGCCGCAATCAACTCGTTTGTCACCTACCCTCTAGGACGAATCTTCCTGCTAAACGACGCCACGGAAGAGATCACACTGGAGATAGCACCTAATGGTAAAGCTGTATTGATAAAAGTTGAGACGGATCGCTGGGTCGTTGACGGTACCAACCTATCAACCAGCGCCCTCGACCCGCGTTTCGACTACCTAATAACAGAAGTAACCTTAGACTTCCTCGAAACAGAGGACGGCAGACTCATAACATCGGAGAACTAACAAATGGCATCAGTAAAAATCTCGGCATTACCCGGAGCAGTGACCCTGACGGGTACCGAAGAATTGCCGGTTGTTCAATCCGGTGATACGGCAGCTGCTACAGTTCAACAGGTGGTTGATCTGGCTGTAGACCAAATTGTGGATGGTGCACCCACAGGACTGGATACACTGAACGAAGTTGCTGCAGCCCTCAACGATGACCCCGCATTCTTCACCACAGTGGATGCTGCGCTAGTTCTGAAAGCACCGCTAGCATCTCCTGTCTTGACCGGTACTCCTGAAGCACCGACACAGTCAGCAGGTGACAACACAACGAAGTTAGCCACTACCGCTTTCGTGAAAGCCGCTGTTGATGCAGCATCTGCCGGACTAAGCTGGAAGCAGTCAGTTCGTGCTGCAACCACCGTTGCCGGCACACTGGCTAGTTCCTTCGAGAACGGTGACACAATTGACGGTGTCGTACTCGCTACCGGCGATCGCATCCTAATCAAGAATCAATCAACGGCATCAGAGAACGGCATATACCTTGTCGCTGCATCAGGTGCTCCTACCAGAACTACCGACGGTGATACCGGTATTGAACTGGTAAATGCTACCATGTATGTCAGTGAAGGTACCACTCTTGCCGATACACAATGGAC